AACGCGGCGCTGGAGCGTCTGATAGCTGTTAGTATTGAGCTCGTCGGCGTCGTTCAGCTGAATCTGTGCTTCGCCGTCTTTAGTCCCTGTCACCCTGCCATAACGCATGGAAACGTAGTTTCTGGATTCAAGACGGGCTACACGGGCTTCGAGGTCTGCGAGGTTAAACATGGGCGGCCGCCGGGAGAATCAAGTCCTTTTCTATCTGAGAAAAAAACCACCTGAAACAGCGAAGAAATAAAGCGGGAACCCAAGGGTAAAATACGTCACTATCGTCAGCCAGATGCCGGTTTTGAGACAGGGCTTTACGGCCCACCGCGCCAGAAAAATAATTTCCAGGATGTCCGGTATCGCATAGAGCAATAAAGAGCGGAGAGTGAAATTTGGATGTTTCAGCCAGAACAAATAAAAACGTTCCGGTACTGGCATAGTTGAATCCAGCCAATAAAACGGGTCTGCAAAAGGAATCAGCAGAAACAGCACAAGCGGCAAGGAAATGACCTTGAGAACATGGCGACAATTTACTTTCATAAGGACAATTCATAGTTTTTCTCGCTAAAGTTTTCAACTGCGTGAAGAGCCGTAAATACGTAGAAATCGCCACCGAAATTGTTCTTTCCCCTGAACTGCCGAAAATCTTCGTTGTTTAAACGGACGCCATCTACTAAGCCGAAGGGGGAAAATTTGAGGTCCTGACATCTCCAGCTGCCCAAGCCAATAGCCTCCTTCAGCCAACCGTCATCTTCAAACTGGAAGGCGTCATAGGCATAGACAGCGCACTTCTGCATGTGGATGCGGTGTTTCCCACTTGGAAGAGGTTCTACATACCCACCGGCAAGAGCCCGCAAAGTAAATCCTCCCATACATGCTTCCAGGCCGTCAACATCTCTCACTGTTAGGCTAATGTCTGAGCCTGAGATTGGATATTCCTGATGGTAAAATTCGCCCCATTCTGGCCAGTCAATCTGAGTAAAATCGAATTTCTCTATCTGGCTGGTGATATACCCATGCCTCTTGAGAATTTTTCCGAGGCTCTCAAATGCGGCGGCATTTGTGACGTCATTAGAAATGTTGTCCTCAGGCCCTTTATTGATGGTCAGTTTTTGATACGAATTCTTTGCTCTTTCAAACTGCATCAGCCAGTCCCAATTTATCCACATCGGCGTGCTTCCTGAAGGACCAATCCGTGTCTTATGCCCCAGCCATCGCTCAAACATGTTTTTGAGATAAAGCCACCCCTGACGATCCTTTTCTGAGGCCTGCTTCTCCGCCATGGCTTCAGCTATATCTGGCAGGCAAAGGATTGTTTTTTCCGCATCTGAAAGATCTTCCCCACTGCTTTTCCTGATGCAGAACTCCGCATTTGAGAACATCTGCTCCCATGAGGCAAGCTCGACGTCCGTGTTTTTATTTTTATTCTCAGCCTGTTGTTCCACGCCGCCCCTGCTTGTCACATCCACGCTTTTCGCTACCAGGACCCTGTCTTCCCTGCTCCTGCATTTGGAGAGTTCCAGGGAGGTAGTGTAGCCGCTGGAGGAAAATTTATGCGTGGCTTTCTTGATAAGGAAGTTCCCCGCAAAAACTCCGAAGCCAGTCAGAGAAATGACCTGACCAGCGTAAAGCTTCGGGCAGCCGAGCATTTCTATCGAGCAGGTATTTTCTTTTTCGTTCTTCTCCTGAAGCTTCGCTCTGGCCTTTCTAACTGCATCCGCAGGGCTCTCGGTCCTGCCATCAAGAGTAATGTTTTTATCGGCGTCATCGTCTTCTCCAGAGTGGTCTGCCTCCACAACGGCAGTGTGCGTTCTGCCCTTCTTCGGGTCTGTGTAAACGGACTTCGCCTTCGTGTATCCCGTATCAGCGCTCGAAGTTTTAAAACTCCAGCTTGTGGGGGAATACATGCTTCCCTTCATAGGAATGGCCAGCACCGCATTCTGCATCTCAGCCTTGCGGGCATCCCGGATGACGAGTTTTCCGTCATGCACCTTGCAGTGGAAACCGTTTTCCCGACACTGTCTGTTCAGGAAGCCGAGATCGCTGTCACTTCTCTGGTCCTTCCGTTCGAAACTGCAGGGGTCGCCGTCGTACTGCAGCTCAAGATTATGCTCCTGCGCAATCTGATCGGCGATAGCCCGGAAGGAAGAGTTCTTCCAGGCGCGGTTCTTCCGGCTATCCCGGAGTCCTGTCGTCATGGCTGAAGTCAGGGCCTTAATACGGACCTGCGTGGGCGGGCCGGAGTACTCTATCTCATCGATGGTGAACTCGCCGCACAAAAGCTTCAGGTCCTTCCCGGGTTCTTCCCAGCTTTTGCAGACGGCCGTGCATTTCACTTTCGTTCCCCTGGAGGGCCTCCAGTCGCTGCACCAATGGCCGTCGCGGTCGTGCAGCGTAAACTGCAGATCGTCCGCTTCGCCGTCGGCGCTGTCCGTGTATGTCAGCTCTTTCAGGTACGGGGTCGTGTAGTCTGTGGCATCATGCCCGCCAATCCAGAGTTTAATCTCAAAACGTCTTGCCCTTTCTTCAGTCATTACTCACCCACCCCGGAAGGACTTCGGCAGCAACAGGAACTTCCGCTTCAGGGACAGTCAGATCAACACCGGCAGGGAAGAACACGACATCGGCATATCCGGGATTGGCATCGATAAGTTCTCGGGCCATACTTTCCCTGCCCCAGATACGATAGGCCGCCACGTCAAACGTGTCGTTTTGAATGGTCCTGTAAAGGTTAGTTTCCAGCAGCGGCATACATCTTCCTCACCTGGTCATTGACCATATTGGAAATCATATTCTGAAGGTCGGTCTGATGGGCCTTCACCACGTTCATCACACCATTGGCAAAGTCTGCGGCAGGCATCCCGTTGATGGTAAACTGGAAGGTGGCCGCATTATTCACGACAGGAGCCTGTGCAGGTGCAGCTTTGGGCGCCGGCGCAGCAGAAGGTGCGCTTTGAGGCGCAGGCTGAGCCGGTTCTCCGGCGGCCACTGGCTGCGGGGCGAGAGCCTTTGGCTGAGCCCTGAGCCCTGCAGGCCTGGGCGGGCCGTACATGTCCGGCGTGGGATGAGCTCTCGCATACTCTGCCTGAATACGGTTGAACTCACCGGCCGAAGTCCCTGCTGTTCCCGAAGCCGCTGCCTGTTTCTTTGCCTCTATTTCAGCTGCTGCCTGGCGCCATTTGGCGTCTTCGGAATCAGAAACTTTCTCTTCGGGACCGGAAACGATGTCGCTGATTCCCTTCATGGCTTTCGTGAAATGGCCAGATACCCATTCGCGAATTCCCTTCACAGAATCGGAATTCCAGGCTTTGGATGCGCCCTCCGAGAACTCGTCCCACATTGAGCCAAAACTTTGCCCAATCTCTCTGATATCCGCGAGCATTCCGTCCATGACAGTTCTCGCAGTCTCAGAATTGTTGTAGAGGGCGACAAGGCCGCCGGCCACAAGGGCAAGGCCTGCAGTGACCGGGTTAAAAGCGGCCGGTCCAAAACTCAGCAATCCTCTGAGCCCTCCAGTCAGCGCAGTAGAACCGGCCGCAGCCGTTGCCGCGGATCTGCCTATGGACGGCAGGAGCATGCTCAGCGCAGAAAGCCCCGGTTTCACGGCCCAAAAAGCCATCTGGGATGCCAGAACGGCAGTTTTAAGGCCTATGAAGCCCGCAGCCGCCATGGCGAGCCCCTGCACTAGCTGGGGATGCTGCTTCACGAAATCGCCGACGACCCGGACGGCACCGGTCAGCCCCTGGACAATCTCACGGAGAGCCGGGGCGACTGTGTCGTACAGCGAAATGGCGACTTCCTCATACGCCGAATTCAGGCCTTTGAGGTCGCCGGAAAGGTTGTCAGTCTGTTCTGTGGCGACTTTAGCCGCATAGCCCTGCTCATAGAGACTGGCGGACATGGACTGAATCGAGCCGTCTGCTGCGGCCTTCATCAGGATAAGACCTTTGGCGAAATGCTCTGTGCCGAACAGGGCCTTGGCTGTAGCTATTCGCTGCGCCTCTCCCATGTTCCGCATTTTGGCTTCCATTTCCTTCAGAAGCGCGGGCATAGGCTTCATTTCGCCATGAGCACCCTTAACGCTGATCCCCAGCTTCTTAAGAGCTTTGCTGGCTTCTGACGGCGGACCGGCCATGCGGGAGATAATGGCGCTCAGGCCTGTACCTGCCTGCTCTCCCTGAATACCGGCGTCACCAAGCTTGCCGATCATCGCCGCCGTATCCTGGAAACTCTGGCCGGCATTGGCCGCTGCCGGGCCAACATACTTGAAAGACTCTCCCAGAGAAGACAGCGTCGTGTTCGACCTGGTAAACGTTTTGGCCAGGACGTCGGACACGTACCCCATCTGCTCGGCCTTAAAACCGAAGCCAGTCAAAATATTGGAAGCGACGTCAGCTGTCTGGCCAAGGTCCATTGCGCCGGCAGACGCAAGGGAGAGCATGCCCGGCATAGCCGCCATAGTCTGATGAGCGTTGAAGCCGGCCATGGACAGATACGTCATACCTTCCGCGGCCTCTTTGGCGCTCCAGACGGTGGTCGCGCCAAGCTCCCGTGCCTGTGCGCTCATGGCCGCCAGGTCCTGAGTGCTGGCCCCGGATATAGCCCTGACCTTCGACATGGATTCTTCAAAACCGATGCCGACTTTGAGAGGCTGGGCCAGAGCCATGGCGCTCATGGCCGTGCCCACGGCCCTTCCGTAGAACTCCGCACGCTTTGCAGACGCCTCCTGCAGAGTATTCTGTACCCGCAGCTTGGCATTGTACCTTTCGAGAGCTGCGGAGGCCTGGTCATGGCTTGCCCTGAGAGTTTTGGCCGTCGCGCCGTACTCTCTCGCAGAAGCCATAGCCTCCCTGTACTGGCGGGACACCTGGGTAAGGGCACGCGTCAGCCTTGCATCCCCTGGATTAGCCTTAAGCTGGCTTACCAGGGCATCCCGCTTGCTCTGAAGCTCCATGGCGCGGGACATGACGCGCTGCTGCTTCGTGGCCGCGGCCATCGCGGCGCGGGTTTTCTCGATAGAGTTTCCCACGGCTCCGAAGGCCTTTGCCACGGACGAACTAAGCGTGGCCCCGATTGCAAATCCGATTCCTATGGTTTTAGCCATAGCGCTGCTCCCCCGCCAGGCGTGCGTTCACACGCGCTGCAGCCTCCAGCCATTCCGAAACACTATCTGCCGGCAGACGCTGCACATCGGAAAGAGGCATGCCTGCCAGTCTTCCGAGCACGACGGCTGCCTCTATAAGACTATCCCTGGACGGGCTTGCGAAATCGGGCAACCATGTCATCAAGCGCATCGAAGTCCTGCAAATCAAGAAGACGGAGGTCCTCGATATTCAGGCCGCACAGGCGTGCAGCCAGTCTGGCAGAGCGAAGAATGACATCACCACCGTCCGGGGGAAGGTCAAGGATATCACCCACGGTGGGACGCCTGACTTTAAGCTGGTCGAGCATCTTGCCGTCTGCGAGAATGATGGGATGATTGAGCTTCAGAATTTCAGGTTCAGACATTTTCCTTCTCCTATCCTATCCTACATGCCAAGATTGTTTCTCACGCTGGAGAGCACGTCAGTCCCATTAACGACACAGATCATGTTGAGCTTGTCGATTTCGACGCGCTCAGTTCCGCCAATCCAGACTTTGATGTACTCACATTCAAATTCAGTCTCGGGTTCCATCTTCTTCCCTGCCTCCATCTTACCAAGGCCGATGGTCTTAGGCATGCCCCTGACGACAATTTTCACAGCCCGGTCAACAAACTGATGTGTGGCAGCATCAAGGTCCTGAAGGTTCCCCCGGATGTCGAGATGATGCCCTTCAGGCGACATAAGGGCCAGAAGGTCCGTCGTGACTGTGTTCCAGGTAAGCTTGAGAGACATGGATTTAAAGTGTCCCTTGACGGGCATGGACAGCTCGCCGCCAATGCCGAGACCGCTGACGTCTTCAGTCATATATTCAAAGCTGGGGAGTTCCACCGTGGCCAGACCAAGCTGGGAAGCCCCCTCGAGATAAACCCGGGCGTTAGTAAGAACCGTGGGGATCGGTGTAGTCGCCGCAAGATATTCAGACATTTTCAGTCCTCCTTATTCGCCGAAGAGAGTGCTGAGGTAGTCGGGATCGTATTCGATGGTGAACACGAGTTCCTTGGCTGCCTGAGGAGGCGTCACATACACATGCCAGGTCACCTTCCCTGCCAGCAGATCCGTTGTCGGATTTTCGTCAGCCTCGAACGTGACACGCCCGCCAAGGATGTATTCCTTGCCAGTAAGACCATTCAGCCAGCAGTTGAACGTATCCTGCACAGTCTCGATGAGGCGGCGGCGCAGGGGTGTGGAGACGTACTGCCAGCAGGTGAGAATCAGAGTATTCCCAATCCAGTTGAACATCCTTCTGACCGGAATGCTGGCGTCCTTGATGTCGGTGTTGCCAGGGTAGACGGTCGTCTGATCACCCCATACACGAAGGCCGCCGATGATATTGAGGCCGGTGACGATGCCGTTGCCGTTCAGCTCGGCTGCTTCGAGAGGAGTCAGATGGAGCTCTTTGCCGGCATGCACGAGGCCTTCGCACAGAAGTTGGTAGTTGGACGGGCTCCAGAAGGGAACGTCGCCGTTAGCAGCGTCTCTGGAAGCCATGGCGGCTGCGAGATGGACAGTGCCAGGCTCAGTGACTCCGTTATACGTGCAGTCTCCGAAGAAACAGCAGCAGTTTTCCAGAGTAAGATTGCTGTCGTTGAGCCAGGCTGCAACCTTGGAACGGTCAGAGACAGAAGCGGGCACACCAAAGAGCCCCATGGCCTTGAAGAACCCGGAAACGCCGGAAGCCGCGGCAGCGACTGCGATGGATACGGCAGGTTCGTTGCGGCCGGGAGCCAGGACAAGGCCGGGTTCCAGACGGAAGCGGGGATAGACCTCATCCACAAGAGAAAGACCCGTACGGTTTCCGGCAGCGTCAACGCCTCCGATAATATCTTCGTCTTTCACCTTGGATACGTCTGCCGTGCCGTCCTCATCCTTATGTCTGGCTGGGTCGAAGACGTTGATGAAGACGGCAGGAGCAACGCCATAGCGGCCAAGGTAGACTTCTGCGGCCTGATACAGAGGAAAATCTTCCTTGTTTTCAGTCTCACCAGGAGCACCAAACGTGGAAACGAACTCGGAGAAGGAATAGATGAGCTTCGGTTCGTTAACCGGAGCCGCGGAAGAATCTGTAAGATGATGGACCGGTGCCACGCCCACGAAAACCGGGAGCGCGGAATTCGCCTGGGCGGGAGTGGCAATAGAAGTCGCCTGCTCCTGGATATATACGCCGTGTCGATACTGAGCCATGGAGTATGTCTCCTTAAATTCCCGCCGGAAGTTCCCAGCGGGTCAAAATGACGCCCTCCTGGTAGGGCTGTGCCTGGCCGTCTGGACGGCCCCAGTCAATGAGTCTGTCCCCTTCCCAGAAACCGAGGCGGTACCTACCCTCGAGGGGGACGGTCTGCGTGCCTGCACAGTAGCTGGCCACGCGTGACATTAAATTGTGCAAATCCTCGCAGGCGTCTTCGATGTCTTCAGCCTGGACTGCGCACCTGAACGCAATCTTCACACTCTGGACTTTGTCGCTGAGAAGACTTCCCCCGAGATCCTGAATAAGGACAAAAGGCACCTGATTTTCGTCCGTCTTGGAAGGTAGGGAGCCAATGTAGACTGCCGGAGGCAGGCTTGGGTAACTGACTGATCCGTTTCTGTCAGCATCGGGCAGAAGGAAGTCAGAAAGTTCCTGAACTAGACCTCGCTTCAGCGCGCACATGAGGGGGAAAACTGTCATTTCAGCCTCCCGATGATTCGTTCCACTTCATGGACAAGACGCTTCTCGAACGTGGAGCGGGCGCGCTCCATGGCAGGTTTCTGCACACGGTCGAAAACAGAAAAATACTGTACGGAATAGCCAGGCACCCTTTCGAGCGCGCCGCGTTTTTTCCCGTAGCGCTGGAACATCATCTTTTTGCCGTTCAGACGAATGACGAAAGCTTTTGAAAGCCCGCTTCCGCCACCTGGTCTTCTGACGGGCTCAGAAGGTCCGATCTTGAACCCGGCGCTGGGCCATTTGATGGACCTCACCCTCTTACGGGCAGTCACTCTGTTGGGAATGAGCTTGAAATGATCGGCGGGGAGCCATCCCCCGGCAACACGGAAGGACGCCGTCACGGCAGTACCGGCCTCTTTGACCTCCAGAACACCGAACGCTTTGCCGATGTCGCCGCCCCGCAGATACGATTCAGCCCTGACGCCCTTGCGGATGTCAGAACGGAGAGACTGTCCGGTCCTTCTGGCTGCCAGCTTCAGGGCCCTCGTGATCTCTTTCGGGAGGCCGGCCAGAGGAGAAAGAATCCTCTCCATACCCTTTGTGTCAAACTCGATGCTTATCATGCGTAGTTCCGCACAAGAGTGATGTCGTTCATGCCAAACTGCGAAGAGACCTTCTCGACCTGATATCTGAGTCCGTCGAGCATGACGTCCTCTTCAGGGACAGGCAGGCGCGTAAGCACGCCTGCCTTAATCCTGACAACGAGCCTCTGAGCGATAATCGCCAGGGCAGTGGCGTCAACAAAATCGCTTTTGGCGCCGTTATCAAGGCTGTCGTGAGCCTCTTCAACCACTGCTTTAACTTTTTGCCCCATAAATGTGTGCTCATCTGCAAAAGCATCCAGGTCGAGGAATACATCTTCCGCATCCGCGTCCAGTACATCCCTGAAGAAACTCACTGCCGTCCTCCTTTGAGGGCGCGCATTTCGTGCTTGAGCCGCTCTCGGTGAAGGCGGCATTCTTCCTGACGCACGTAGTCTTTCAGCGCTTCTTTTTGTTCGCGGATTTCCTGAAGAATCATTTTCACGGCAAAACCGACGATTGCGACAAGCACAGGAGTCACCACCTGCAGGAAAGCCAGGATATCCACCTTTATATCCATAGGAGCACCTCAAGAAGGAGCCTCAGTACGCCTGCCGCCGCATCTGAAATTTCCCTGCCTGTCCCTACCGCCCATGCTATGGCACAGACAATGAGGGTAAAAAGCAGAACTCCCAGACGAAACAGCCACCGGCGGGCCTGCAGAGGCAGCTTTAGTCGTGTTTTTTGCCGCGCAGGACGGAGCGGATCGCTCGAATGTTCGCGTTGCATTCCTCAAGCCCTCTCTGTCTTTCGAGCCCCCATTCAAGGACTTCTCCTACAGTTTTAGGTGTCCACTCCCTCGCTTCTACAGGCTGAAGCCAGGTATCAGGGACGGCTGGTTCCTGCACCGCCTTTCCCGAACAGCCTGTCAGCGCCGTCAGGAAGAGGCTGATTATAAAAATCGGGATTTGCCTTCTCCATTTCATCAAGAGCCTCACTCTTCTGCTGCCAGGCTTCTTCTGCCTGCTTCAGAGCCCTGTCTCTCTGCTCTACTGCCTGTTCCAGCGATTCCATGCGCTCTATGAGGGCCTCGTTTTTCTTGCGAAGGTCCAGGAAGTTCAGGAACACTGCCGCGAGGAGCAGCCAGACAGAAATCACAAGGACTATTCTCATCAGAACTTCCCCAGGAAGTCGGCCAGAGCGTTCACCCTGTTCCGCCATCCCCGCAGATACTTCTTCATGACCGGCTTCGAACGGACGAGCCGTTCATAGAACTGCATCCTGTTGGCGAGGATGCCTGAGGCAAGTTCCTTGTCCGGGTAGGACCTGGCAACCCCTATGGTCACCGGGCCGGCAATGCCATCTTCCTCAGTTCCAATGAATCTCTGCATGCAGGAAACGGCTCTCTGCAGACCGCAGTTGATGCTTGTGTCAAACATCGCACCTCTGGATTTCCTGCCAAGGCCGAACCTGTCGAGGGGGTCCCAATAATATCTGGCGTACATCCTGTAAGCCTGACGTTCAGTGAGAGCCCTTATGCTTTCCCTGTCGGCAGGCAGACGCACGCCAATGGACGTCAGCCAGGCGTAATCGGACTGCGCACGCTGTTTCAGCGAACGCAGGCAAAGACCGTACTTCGTCGCTCCTCCGGGGTCATCGGGATCGTCTTCGAAGACACGACCTTCCCACGCCAGGACGAAATCCATCAGAATCTCAAAATCACTTTCAGGCATTGCCTTTCTCCGTTTTATTGACCTGACGCGGTGTCTTCCTCTGCGCAGGCTGATGGATACGGACACAACGTTTGGCTTCCTCAAAACGAACAGCCTCGTCGTCTCCGAGTTCTACGGATTCGCCAGGCATAAGGAGACGCCCACCAACAAAAAACGCGTTTTTCAGACGAACTTTCATGGGGGCGCCTCCTCTTAGTTGCCGGTGACGCTGTCAAAACGGACAGCCCACCCAGCATGCCTGGTTACAGGCAGCGGACGGGATTCAGCCACAGTGAAGACGCCGGAAGGATCGTCTTGGCGATACTGCTTGGCGAAATACGTAGTTGCTCCGGAGCAGTCGAGATCGACGGGACGGCCGTACTCAATGACGGATTCAGCATCGCGGGCCAGCAGGACGGCGTCATCGGGGTCGATGAAGTGCTTCACAGTACCGTCGATATCCTTGTAGGTGCCGGAGTACGTCCAGATGCGCAGGCCGTTCCAGGTGCCCTTATTAAGCTGGGCGACCCGGAAGGACAGCGCACCCCCGGCGTCTATATGCCTGTTGTCCATGATATCGACCACGTCAGGATGGTTGCGGAACGCGGCGAAGGCAGTCGCTCCCATAATCAGATCCGTGGCCGGAAGACCGTCGGAGTCTTCCTGAATAAGCGTAGAAGCGGCGTCTATCTGCTCGAAGAGGTCAGATCCTTCAGCGTTCCACTGATCCGCCTTAGCAACGGAAATGGTATGGCTGGCCGGACGGGCGTAGTCGATAGTAAAAGCGGCCTTGGCAGCACCGTTATCCAGGTCATACAGGGTAACCTTCCCTTCAGTGGCTGCCTGAGCACACATAATCTCGATCATACGATCATGCTCCATCCTGTGGGCGTCCATATCTTCAGCGACAAGACGGATAACGGGGTCGGACTCCAGGTCATACGGAGAGCGGCCGATTTGGCGCTTCATCAGAACGTCAGCGGCGCGGAAAAGTCTCTTCGTACGGAAACGGGGCGCCTTTACCTGAGAGATTTCCCAGCCCTGAGGCTGCATAAGCGTGCCGGCAGAGTACTCGCCAATGGGTGGAAGCACACCGTACTGATAAGCTTTGGTGTGCAGCTCAAAGATGTCGGTTTCAGAAGGAGCCTGCGGCTTAAAAAATGTGGAAAAAAGATTCCACTTCGGGGGGCGCAGACGGATAATGCCGGTAAGGGCAACTGTGTCGAACTGATCAAGCGTAAGAGCCATATTTACCTCCTAATCGGCATAGATACCGGCAGCGGCGAGGACAGCAGCCACTTTGGACGGCGTTGCGCCGGAAGCAAAAACTAGCTGATCAAGCCTGGCATGCCCATGGCGGACAACAGTAATTTTCGTATCTTCAGTGCCAACCGTGGCATCGCCGGGAAGCACGCCGAGAAGCGTGTCTGCAGTCATGGCGTCTGTGCCCAGAGAGACAACGCCGTCAGACACCATCAGGACGGATCCTGCCTTGAAGTCTGTAGCCGCGGAAGCCTTGGCCCAGACGTCAGTCAGGACAAGCGGATGGTCCATAAAAATGGACTTGCGGGTGTATTCAGCGGTAGCTTCCATTACTTCCCCTCCCCATAACGGCCTATCTGCTCAATCAGGGCACGTTTATCGTCTCTCTTCGCTCCAGCAGTAACAGGCCCGGCACTCTGAATCAGGGCACTGAGCTGAGCTTTCACCGTGTCGTTAATCATTTTCTGCATATCTTCGCCGTTCTCTTTATCTTTGGCCGGTCCGGCAGCGGGCTGTGCGAACTGCCAGAAGGCCTTCTGGGCCTCGAGCTGTTCAGCCGTCAGTTTCGCGCCAAGAGCTCCGGCAAGACGCTTCTGCGCATCTTCGCCGAGCACCACACCCGCAATAGCCAGAATTTCGGCCTCACGGGCTTCAGCCGTCTTCCCGATGGGTTCCGTCGTTTTAGTATCCATGGTGTTCCCCCATATTGAATGTGTTCCTGCGGCCGATTCACGGAAGGGCTGCAGTTCAGTAACCAGGCCCAGAGCTCGAGCCCTTTCTCCGGTAAACAGTCGTCCGTCTGCCCAGGCTTCCTTCTCGGAAATGTCCAGCCCCATATGGCCGGCAACGAACGTGGTGAACGTATCGTAGACAGCATCCAGACGTGCCTGGATTGCCGCTTTCTCTTCTTCGGAAAGTTTCTTGGGAGCCCCAACAGTCTTGTACTTGCCGGCCTGCATCCATGTCCGGTCAATGCCGAAATTCTCCAGGAGTCCAGTTATATCGTCATGCACAAACAGCACGCCGATGGACCCGACCTGAGCGCTGGGGCTTGTTCGGATGTCGCCGGTAGCTGAGGCGAGCCAATAGGCAGCCGAAGCGCCAAGTCCGTCGATCCATGCGCACATCTTTTTCTGCCTGGCGGCCCCCTCGATGAATCCGGCGAGTTCGGGAAGCCCGGAGACATCTCCGCCAGGCGAATTTATGAAAAGCTCGATTGCCTCAACAGATGGGTCGTCGAGAGCAATCTGGAGACTGGAGCGAATGGATTCATAAGAGGTTTCGCCGCATGCCGCATCTGCATCAGTGCGGACCAGAGGACCGAGGACAAAAATAGTTGCCCTCGATCCTTCCATCTTCAGGCTTCCGCCTCTGCCAGCGTCTCCCTGTTGAGGATTTGCATGCAATGCCACGTGCTTTTGAAGGCCTGCCTCAGTGGAGGACCAGAGACAGGGCTCGGCAAGAGGATCATGCATGAAAAAATTTGTCTGATTATTAGGCATTGGTAGGCTCCTGAGTGCTGCCAGACTGTCCCGTTGTGCCGAGGCCTGCGGCCTCGCGTGCTTTGGCCTCTTCGCCCAGGCTCTGGGTGACCTCGTCGAAGTCGCCGCCCCTCTCCGCTATGGCATCAGAACGGGACATAAGCCCGGCATTGATCAGAGCTATCTGCGCCTGTGCTTCCTTGAGGGGATCTACATATCCACGGGTCGGGCCGTTCCACCTGGCGTTCGTCCAAAGCGTTCTGTTCGCGAAGTACTCGGCAGGAGAGCACGGCAAATCCCAAAGCCCTCCCAGGTAGGCTTCATCCATCACCATTTCGTAAATAGGCTGACAGTACTGGCGCACAAAAAAACGCCGGTAGACGTCATAGACACGCCATGCTTCGATCAGAGCCGCACGGGCAGACGAGTAGTTTGTTTTTGAAAAATCTTTGGTAAGGACTTCGTACGGGATGCCCAGCGCCGCGCCCGTCTGCCTCAAAATCAGCTCGCAGAAGGACAGGAAGTTTTGCGAAGGGCGGCTTGACTCAAGCACTTCCGGCTTCTCGCCTTCATTTCCGTAGAGGATCTGCCCGCTATTTATTTCCTGGTAGTATCTCTTCTTGCCCTCTGGGCCATTGTCCTGTTCACGGACAAAGTCAGGCAGATCCTGAGGCCCGTTGGAGAGAGAAATAAAAACAGGAAAGCTCGAGGCCATGACCTGAGCTGTAAGTTCGTTGTCTATGCTGTCGCTGAAGCGCCGAAGAGCTGCTACGACAGGTGCAAGGACGCTCACGCCCCGATACTGCTCTTCCTGCTCGGGGCAAAAGACATGGAAAATTCCTTTGCGCCCAAGAGGCATCCGGGCAGGGATGCGCATGAAATCCTCTCTCGTCAGGCTCCGATAATCCGTATACCCGTAAGAAGGCTTCGGACTTGCAATCCAGTACGCCTGCGGAATGCCCGTTTCAGAAACTTCAACGCCGTCATGCATGTACGGATTCTGCTCATCACCATACGGAGTCATGAGCCTGTCAGGGCTCACACTCTGGATGCGCAGGCGGAAACGGCAGCCGGCGCGGGGACGCTTTTCCACCACAGGCAGGTGCACAAATTCGCCAGCCTTGATGAGACTCCTGACGGCCATATTCTGGAGCAGGGGGAAAGCTACCTGATCACGGTAGTCCGCCTGGCGCTCCCATTCATACCAGAGCCATCCGGCTCGTTCCTGGAGTTCCTGAGCCTGTTCCCTCGAGATGCCAAGGCGCTGCCACGGGATACTGGGCTGAGGCTCCAGGCCTGTGCCGCAGATATTCGTAGCCAGAGAGTCCACGGCAGACTTGGCCGTACCGTCGTTGGCATACAGGTCTTCGATACGACGGTTGAGTGTCCTGCGTTCTGCTGCGCCTTCGCCGCGGACAAGCGTTCTGCGGGGACGCCAATCAAAAAACGCCCCACGGAAAGACCCGGCATCCCGCGAGGGCGCCGATATCTCATGCGCTTGTTTGACAGGGGCCGCACTGGCTTTTGGACGGAACAGGCCGAAGAGCTTCATCTGCGCCACCCCCGCGGGAAGCGGCACTGCACACGGACAGGACCGTGCCCGCCGCGTTCCAGCGCTTCAAGCTCGCCGGTGTAGTAGCTCAGGGCAGCCTTCAGGTCGCTGATTTTTTGACGCTGAAGGGACCGGGTGCCTATCGTATAGGACTGCGCCGAGAGGCATTTTTTGAGCTCATCCTTACAAACTTTGATTTGTTCAGTGAGCTCTTCTCTGGTCCAAATTTGGATGCTCATGCATCTCTCGTAGCTCTTTTTCCCCCTTCATGCGCGGAACGTGCGGAATGTGCGGAATGTGCGGAACGTGCGGACAAAAAATTTTAAATATTTTGCGTAGCGGGCTTTTGCTCCTGCTCTTTTTCTTCTTTATCCAAAAAAGCTGTATCAAGCTCTTCCTTCCACACCCACCTGTATCGTGTGCCGACACCGTGCATGGCTATGCGCCCTTCACTGACCATTTTGTAGAACGTCGTCTTACTGCAGCCAAGATACGCACAGGCCTGACGCCAGTTCATCCTTACCTCCCCCATCTCGACCACCTCCGCTGAGTTCTCCTTGTGGGCATAGTTTCTTGTGGACGCACTTTCTGCTCCTGCCGTGAGGGAGCAAGCCGCTTTATCTGCAGGATATCGGCAAGGGCACAGATAAGGTACTCGCAGTCCCATGCATGGTTGGGCTTCTCCCTGGCATTCACCCAGGTACCCCCGTTTTTCGCAGCGTCCCAAGTCTCTGCAGACATCTCTCGGGCGTAGCTCTTCAGAGACTCACTCTCGCTCGGCGCATGCAGATGGAAAGCGCCGGGGTCTTCCGGATCAATGGCCAGACGGCCTGCCAGGATATTTTTGTAGAAAGTCGAATCGAGGCGGTAAAGCTGGAGTCCGCCGGGAATTCTTAGCTTCCTGCCATCCACGGCCGGAAACCACTCCAGAGCAGTCATCTTCCAAGGAGCGCCGTTCATCCTGTGCACACCCTGGCTGGGGAACACTACACCTTTGTGACGGGCAGCCCACTCATAGACAGCCGCAGTCCTGCGCTGTTCGCCCATGGCATCGATAATGACATTGCGCACCTTGTGAGGCTCTCCGTTCTCATCCATGTATTCGGAGTGGAAGAACAGGTCTTCCAGCGCTTGGAAGGAGGGAGCTATGCCCTCCTGGACAAGCCAGCTTTCCTGAGTCTCTCCAAAGCCAATGGCACGTATTACGTACCGAAAATATCTGAGCTGGGTATCCACTCCGGCAAGAAGCACACAGACGCGAGGGGTATTGTCTTTCTTCCCTGGCACGATTCCACGAGGACGGTCATCACATAGCGACAGAATACCTTCAGGAGTACGCCCGCTCACCAGGTCTTCCCAGGGTTCGCCTTTGTAGTTGTTCTGGAGGTCCTTGAGCAGGTTCAGGTCCTGCGTCACATTGTACTCGGCCATTTTGGCGGCGATATCTGAGAGGCTCACGAAGGGGGAGATCAACGCCGGGACGTGGAAGGCGATAACGGCCGGCTTTTTCTCCCTGATATGATCAGCGAGCGGACGTCCGGACGCTTCTTCTGCCCAAAACCCACGCCTGACGGCCTCATCACGGTCACTGTCCGTCCACGATTTGTCGCAGTGAGGACAGTGGTACCGGCCGGATTTTGTTGAGATGATATCTTTTGTGGGCATATCTTCCGGCCATTCGAGATGCTCAAAATCCATAATTTGGGCAGTTCCGCAGAAAGGGCACACCGCATGCCAACGGAAGCGGGCCTGAGCACCCTCCCAGGCTTTATAAATTGGGCCCTCCGTAGTGGTCGGCGTCGAGATTTTCCATACTCTCGCCTCATCGCCCCATGTGATGACACGCTTCTCGGCCAAAGAGACGGACGGAGCTTCCTGCTTGCTGTCCTGATACTTGTCCAGCTCGTCCAAAATGAGGTAGCGAATTGGCTTGTTGCCAAGGCGGGAAGCCGACCCTGACCACGCCATGTAGATAGTCGTGTGCAAAAGATTGATGCGCAGCGTGCTCACGTCATCGTCAAGGTCAGTAATAAAACCTGACAGCCTGGGGCTGTCCCTGATCATCGGGATAATGCGGTCCCGCGCGTTTTCTCTGGCCGTGATCTCGTCCGGGTAGACGTAAAGCACCGGACCGGGCTTTCTGTCTATCGAGTATCCTACGCAGTTGTGCACGCATTCCGTACCACCAGTCTGCGGGCTCTTCATGAGCACTATCTGCCTCACTCCATCCATAAACGAAGCATCCATGAAACCAGCTGTGTACGGAGTCACAGAATTGCGCCAATAGCCAGGTCGGCTGGAAGTGTGAATCACCCTATTCTTCTCGGCCCAGACGGACACCGTAACTGGGGCGGGCCTGCGCATCACAGTTTTTTCGCCTCTGGATAGCTTCGGTGCTTTAAACGGTCCCTCTACGCCAGGCAGCTTGGACAGAATTCGGTTAAGAGCCTGAAGGCTCAGAGGCCCCAGTTCGGTCATGCTCAGGTTTAACGACAAGATCCACCTCCACATCCTCAAGTTTCGCTGCCATTTCTGCCAGGCCTCTGTCGAGGGCTTCGTCCACCATCGCCCCGAACTCCTTCAGAGCGGCATCCCTGGCTTCTTCCCGGGCCCAGCGTCTTACCCATCCCGCGCCGTCAATTTTCAGGGCCTGGCTCAGGGCGTGATGCAGGACTACGATGCGTGAAGCCAACGTACGATACACGTCATTCTTGGGCATGTACTTGCCTTCAACCACGGCATTGTCGAAGTTGATGCGCCGGGTCTGAGCCTCAATTTTTTCAATCTCCCGCTTCATTTTTAGGGAGGCGAGGTCGATATCGAATTCATCAGTCTCCATGATGCCGGCCGACGCCGTATCCTGTTGGGCAGGAAGCTTCAACGTTACGACTGGGGACGGCTTCGTCCGAAGTGTCGTTGCATACCGGTCGATCTCGGCTTGCGCCCAGCCATCAACGCCACATGGGGAGAACTTCCGTGAGGCCGAATCCTGTTTGAGCTTGGAGATGCCGATTTTCCTGTTCAGAGGGCCCTGCAGGTACTCAAGCACTTCCTTTAAGGTGCCAAAAATGCGGTCCTTAGCCAAAACAACATCCCTTTTCCATGATATAGCGTCATTTTTTTGACAATACGCATTGTTATATCAAAGATCCTCGAAAAGTTAGTCCGCTCCGGTTTTCTGCATGGTACACCCGAATCCAAAAATATGATCGCGTCCGATTCCCGGGCCAGCGTGCTGCCGTGCCTCCCGTTCCCCAGGAAGGACCCGCAGCATCTTACGCCCTGCCGCTCATTCGATAAATCTGGTTTTATTTAGCATGTAGATACTTTCCACTTTTGCTTAGGTTCACTAAAAGCCCGTGCCCCACCAAACGCCATGCACAGGGAAAAGGGGATCCCCTGTAGGGGGAATGTCTTTCTTCTCCAGAACGGCGGCGGTTTCTTCGGGTCTGCTGTTCTCCGGCCTTTTCCAGTCGCCGCGCCAAAATCTGAAAGCGGTGACAAGGACGTCCCAGTTCTCGTCCATGATGCGCGTCTCGCCCTCGTTTTTGGTGACGGCATTCCAGAACTCGCCATGCTCGGCGCTGATGCATCCCGCCCCCTGGTAAATGCCGTCGGCGAACTGCGGATGTTTGACCTCGGCGATTGCGACCCTTTTTTTAAGCTCAGCGATAAAGTCCGACCAGACGTCATTTTCCCCGTCAGGCCTGCCTGCAACTCTAGTCCTGCCATTCAGATAATCAAGATATTCTCCGTCATTCATTGTTTTTCTCCTGCAATGATTAAAAGCAACCAACCATCCCCTTCCAGACGGGCAAAAACGGCCATCTGTTGCGTCGAACCTAGCTTTCCGTCTCGTCTAAGGGGAAAAGCTTATTTCGCCATCCTGAGCCAGTTTTCAGCCCTTCAGCGGGTATTACCGCCGATATAGACGCCAGACCGTCCGCTCTCGACGTCCTGCACGGTGTCACAGAGGTTGTAGCCGCCCTTCCTGCGCAGCTTTGCCCAGCACGCAGGGCAGCGATAGTCTGTCGTCGGCCGGCCGCAATCGTGGCAGCGGCGCATGTACGCTCTGCCTTCCATCATCGCCGCTCTGCCGCGTGCCCCGCCCCGCCTTTCTGGAAGCCCCTGAAAATCCTGCCTGTGATAGCGCATGTACTGCCATATCGCGGGCACTGTCCGGCCTAATGCGTGGGCGGCCTCCTCGGTTGTCCTGCCGTCTCTGAGCATGGCTACGAGTTTGACAACGTCGTCCTTCGTCCATCTGCCTTCATTCATCGTTCATCCTCCAGCCCGGAGATGGTGAGTACCACCTGCCCGCCAGCCCTGGGCTCGCACACCTCGACCGTCTGCCGCTTTATCTGTGAGTCGTCACGCCAGAGCCTGGCGTGGGTCAGCGCGTCGAGCACAGCTTTCGAGTAATTGTCCACGTCGCGCCTTCGCCTGTCCGGTGGGTAGAGCTCCATAGTCATGGCGAGGTCTCCAGCGAGGGGTGCTTTTGGGAGAACTCCATGGCAGCGCGCCACAGCCACCCGGCTCATCACATCTGCCCGGAACATCCGCGCCTCCCTGGTTAGGTAGATTCGCCCGGATGGTGTTTTACGCCAGACGTGGTTGACCGATGGCGGCCATGCGATTTTGATTTTCCAGGAAGGGTCAACTTGGGCCATTTTTTTCTCCGCCTGGGCCGCCCCAAATATCCCCCCCTAAAGGGGGGATATATTTGGGGAGCGGGAGCCCTTTAGTTTT